CTCGAAAGCTTAGAGCCGATCTTACCAACGAAGCTAGAAAGTTCTTCATTTTCAATTATCCTTAGTGCAAGCTCGCTGAGCTTAAATCCAATGCGTGAATTCTCACTAGAGAACTCAAACATCGGGGTTGTATTTATAGACTCTCTACGGAGAATCACTGTATTTGCGGCAGCTTCTTCGATACGCTTGTGGAATGTATCGCGCTCTTGGACAAGCTGTTTTACGATCGGTAGCACTTCTTCAAACTTTTCATCGAACTTACGGATGGTGAATAGGTCCTTAAGTCCAGACACGTCGGCCTCTGCAAGCGGCTCTCGCTCGAATGTTTCTAAACGGGCTTTGGTAGTTTCATATGTCTTCGAGCCCTGTAACTTCTTTAGTTCTGTTCGAAGAGTTTCGATATTCTCTTTTATTGTATCGATAATTCCGGAACTATCTTCATTAATCAGTTTGTTTGTCGTTACATAACGATTGAACGACTGCAACTTTCCGAGGTGACCGACAGTCTCAGTAATATATGCACCAACCTTATCTGTCATGATGCCGCCGTGGGCCATATGCTGAGCCATCGCTCTTGCACCAGGCAGGTAGTTGTGAGGGAACCTAAATCTCTCACCGTTGCATTCTAGAAATATTGCAGAAATATGTCGGGATCTGGAACCACGGACACTTTCGTCTACTGGTGACGAGTGCTTGACTAGGATCTTAACGTTCTCTAGTGTTTGCTGTGATGTCTTTAGTGAACCAAACATCTTACTAAAACTTTCAGTAATTGCCTCTTCCATACTCTTTCCGTAAACTGGGTTTTTACCGACATACTGAATAATTTCAACCTTGCCGTCATCGACAAGAGCGTTCAATGCACGCTGAACATCATTCAAATCTGCTCCGAGGATGCTATCCGCTAATGCTTGTGAAGTCATTCCGGCAGAGTAGTCTAGTTCGTGATAGACTTTCGATAACATCAAGCTGTTTGTCTTGTAACCTTCCATCATAGCGGGCCCTTTATCCATTTTAGCGGTATATGAAAAATCTCTAGGTTGTATTGTTTTACCGAAGACCTTTGTGTCAGAGTTCATTAAAAAGCTATCAGCTATCTTGCGAATATTCTTTTGAATTTTCATAACTGAATCATCATCTCCAGAGCCTTTACTAAATTCCACACGATTTCCTTCTTCATCGATAGTGACCATAATGTTTGGCCTTAAAACAAAGAATCTGCGTCCCTCATTAGGATCAGTCGTCTCAGCACCATCTTGATTGAAAATCTTAATCTTCAATCCGTTACCTTTCAGTAGAGAAAAAATCTTACTTGCGAGATCATTCAATTCAGCCATCGTACACCTTCAGTTCCTATACTCTATTTATCTATTATATGAAGACAGGCAGTGGTGCATCATAGCTGACATCGTCATCAGTAGCAATGTTGCTGTTTATTGCTGCCTGAGATTTATCATCCCACGTCGAAATGTAGTCCGTCATTCGGATAGCAAGTATCATCGACATTATTAGGTCGTCAGTCTGACCAATGCGTGCCTCGAAGGTGTTGCCCCTGGATACGAAGACTTTAAGTTCTGACAGGATTCCTCTAGAGTTCAGAGTCAGTTTCTGCGACTCTATTAGATATTTTAATTTAGCGCATGTTTCTAGTTTAGACTTGTTAGTGGTTACGAATCCAGCGCGTCGGCCTGACTTTCCCTGTAACCTGTTCTTCGGATCGTGCAGCATAGTCCCGGGGAAGTTTTCCTCTCCGGTATCTCGTATCACAACTAATGCAGCTTCTCCCAAAGTGTTACTCTCCACAGACCAGTATATCTCGGGCTTGCCGGCCTGGTTTAGTTCCTCAAGAATATTCCGCATAGTTCGCACCTGCTCTTCTACGGGTGCTTTGTTGTTGCTCCATTCTGCAACCTGAATTAGCGTCGGCAACTCAATCACTTGAATCGCAGCGTTGTCGCCACCTGTACCCATGGACGGATCCAATGCAACAACATATGTCAGATTCGAATTAATTGAGCCATACCAACGAACTTGCCCTGTCTTCCGAATAGGCTGAATTGGCTTGAGCTGATTTAACTTTACTGGGTTAATGAGTGTTTCTTCGAATGTGATGAATTGGCATTCATGTTCACGTAAAAATCTGTCTTCTCCCAGAGCTGCCATTTCAGAATCGGCCCAGGCCTGATCTCGATCAGGATGTGATGTCCACGTAGAAACAAATGGTGCAAACCCATTTACACCGACCTTAGTCTCATTGCCGTTAGAGTCGACTAACTTGTTCGCCCCGAACCAAATATCTGCAAACTGATCTTCATCAGTATTCGGGGTAGAAGTGATAATACATTTACCACCAGTCGATAGTGTAGGCGATAGTGAAGTCCAGAATTCCTTTGCAATATTCGGCTCTACGAATGCGAACTCGTCCAAATACACTAATGATAACGACATTCCGCGGCCAGTGTTTTCTGTGGTTGTCGTAGCTACGATTCTGGAGCCATTGTCGAAATCCACTGAACGCTTATTGTAAGCCTTTACACCGGCGCGTATATGATCAGGCACAGACTCATATGCATATCGAACTCTGTGCATAATTTCTTGTGCGCCGTCATACTTGTTTGACGTGACGAGGATAGTCGCATCATCCACAAACATTGCATACCAGAGTAGGTATCCAGCAGCAACAGTTGTCTTACCCATCTGGCGACTAACCATATTGACTGATCTCTTAGAGTTGTGATAGTTGTTTATCAGATCTCTTTGGAAATCGTATAGCACAAGCTTTTGACGCCCCCTCATCGGGTGCTGAATGTACATAAAGTTCGTAATAAAAAACTCGGGACCCGTGACTGGGTCCAAGCATGCTTTAAGCTGGTCTATCTGCTCTGGTGTATACGAAACCTTTGTATAAGCACGCTTGACGAGCTTATCGTCTTGGTAGATTGCCATCTCGGGGGCTTATTTTGCCTTAGGAGTCTTTGACTCCTTCAGATATGACCTGTAAGCATATACCAGCTCTGCATGAGCCTCGTCAACTTGCATCTTCTTTTGCTCTGGATTATCACCATGACGGGCGCCTGATGGGCCAGTTGAGCTAACTACCGGACCGTCTGCACCGTTAGGGAAGTAGTCGCTACCAGTCATTAGTTTCACGTTGTCATATCCGTTGTTTAGGCCTTCTTCCATTGATTTTCTATTATTCATCAGTTGGTCTAAAGTTGCAGAAACCATTGGTGACTTATATTTGCCATCTACAGCATCTATTGCTGCATAAAACTCCATGCCTTTGGACACCAGTGCATCCACCTCAGATGTAATCTGTGGGAGAATATCCGACACGTCATCTGTAGGACGGCTGCCTGGGACCATGGCTCCGCCCTCATCAATCGCACCCTCGTCGTCAACAGCGCCGTCGTCTGCACCCATGAATGAATTGAATGCAGCGTCAAACATCGCAGGAAAATTAGGATTGCCGCCGTACCCTGTTTCACCGGCCACCATAGACATAAGCTCTTCCTTAGATGTGGCCATACCGTAGTGGTTCGATATTGCACTTCGGATAAAATCTGCGTCATAGCTTGAGTCTGATTCGCCGATATTTCCCTGTTGTGCTCTACTGGTTAGTCCGTCTCTTATCTCGACTGTGAGGCGCCTTGCCATCTCAGATGTGCCACCCTCATCCATGAAGTCCTTAACTACGAGCTGCAACGCCTTTGATTCGCTATTGCCCTTACTCATGTAATAGTCAATTGAACTCAAATACTCGTCCATTTCATCTCCAGACATTTCTTCTTCGTCGTCGTCGGGATCTTTCCACCAGTGGCCCTCGTCCACTGCTGAACGGTTTCCACCTGGGCTTTGCCAGTCATTGCCTGCCCACATTTTCTGATTCCAAGCATGAACATGTTCCGCGTGCTCAGAGGGCATATCCTTTAGCAACTGATTATACCCCTGTGCAAATATCTTCTCATATTGGGCATACGGCATTCCGGCTTTACGATTTTTTATTCTTTCAGCATTCAATGCACCAAGTCTGGCCTCATAGGAGTCGCCTTCAGCTTCGTTAGTCGCAGCGGCATACGCGGCATATGACTGATTTCTACCAATGGTGCCGGCGGTTTGCATTTCGGACTCGCTGCCGCCAGCGCTCGGCACTGACATGATACCTTCTGTCAGATTCATTAATTTACGCATATCGTTCATAGTATTCCTACCTTCAATAAGTTGGGCTTCTTGATTCTTCCAAAAAGACCCAGGTCATCTTTCTTCAAATTCTTAGCATCATTGAATCCGTCGTAGTCCCTCGGCATCATCGAGTGATCTGTTTTTCCGGCGGGACTTAGTGGGTTTTCTACGGTAACGCTGGATCTCTCTTTCTTAACCTTCTCTAACTCTTTCAGAAAGTTAATATTGTATGCCTCACCGTAAGGTACAGTCTCAGTCGCCTCGTAATCGGACCCTAGGCGTGCTTTATACTTTTCCTTGTATTCTGCAGAGTTTCTATCAATGTATAGATCTGTTTCAATCTGACGCGGGTCATTGCCCGAATAAACTGCAAGCTGAGAAGTAGAAATGCCGAGGTTGTTGCATATGTATGTTCTCAGGAAGTCTAGGGACCCCGGGTAGCCTAAAACTAAATCACATATGAATACTGGCGTGTTCTTAATGTTCGGGAAGTCTAATGGACTTTCCTGAATTGGGGTTTTACGGAATGCTGACGCAGACTTCAGGTCATACTTTTTCAGTCCTGATTCAAGTTGATCTATCATTAGATCGGTCATCTCATTCACAGCAAACTTCAGGACATATTCGTATTCTGTCTTAGTTTCTGTTACATAGTTTGTAAATGATTTCTTATCTGCCATAGTAGCTCCAGTGTTGCTACTATTTATCAGATGTTTCTGATTTTGCCGAAATAATATACTTCAGCAATTCGTTTCTATCAAACTCACCGCCGCCAGCATTAACCCTGTTGCCGTTCCCCTGTTCTATGTCTATCTGTTCGGACCTAACTTTACGAAGTTGAAGTTCGATCATTTTAAGCTTCTTATCAGCTTTAGAATTCTTTGCTTCTAAGGCGGTCTTTAGCATCTGTCCGGCAACTTCATATATTTTGCCAGCATGTATATCCGGGACGTTTCCGCCAAGTGATATAAGGTCGTTGAATGTGTCGATCGCCTTACTCGCAATGCTGTCCATCTCAATATCATGTGAGTCTAGCCCCATGACAGTAGGTAGGGCAGCATCAACTTTTTCAGCCGTGGTCAAGGAGGAATATATCTGCTCAGCTTCAGCGAATATCTGAGTCTTGGTTTTTTCAGGTGGTTCCTCTTCCCGAACAGGTTCCTTCGCCTGTGCTAGATTGAAGAAATCTTCAAGTTTCTTTGTCATACTCTATTTATCCAAACTTATACGGCATTACCGTAATCAGAGATAGACTCAGATACTGACCAATCTCATTACAGCCTAAACTGCAATATGATCGGCCTTTAATTAGTATATTGTTGCTGTACGTCGATAACTTACATTTCATCCCTTTCCTTTCGGATTATTAAAAATATTATTCTCCGTCATAACACGAAATGTCATGCCGTGCTGCTTGGCAAATGACTGTGCTGCTGCCCATTTAAAAGTATTCAATGCGACCGCTGCCTTAGCTCTTTGACTCTTAGCTTGTTCTAAGAAAGTCTCTTTAGCTGGCTTTACTTCGATAATCTCTGCTTTTTGATTACCTTTAGCATCCACATAAGTAACTACGAAATCTGGCACATACACTGTATATTTACCTGTAAAGGGGTTTTGATACGGTATTTTGATGGATTCACTCGCCCAACTAGTTATGCTTGGGTTGGAGTCGAAAAGTACCATAACTTTATGTTCCCAGGACGACCTGAAAACAATGGGGTATGTACCCACATACTTGGCGGGGTTAGCTGGCTTATACTGCCCCTGAACGTATGATTTCATTATGCTATCGGGTCCAGTATAACAAGTTGTGGCTTGTTGCCCGTTATGCGTAGCATTATGTTACCTGCATGCAGGTCGGGCATAAAGCTGCCCCTTGCCCGTACACTTCCCACTACAGCCAAAGCTTTCTTTAGGCTCTTATCTCTGATTTGAGAAAAATCACCATATTGGATTGCATTATCTAACATCATTGCAATCTCCCTCGCAGGGGAAGCTGACCGGGCACCCGCCATGCCGGTCGTCAGCTCTTCGTAGTATTGACTTAACAGGAGGTCCGGGACGTGCTCGCTATCAAGTGATACCAGCTTCTCCATATCCAAATTGTAGGATAGAAAGCCGTCCTCATTCCTAAATATTTTTAAATTGAATATCCTAGGAAAAAATGGGTTATTATCGCCTGACTGGGCGAGCTTATAAACTGTCGAAATATATGATAGATATCCGTCTTCCTCTACCGACTTTACATTTGTGCTCTTATTAATGTCGCCGGCTCGGCCAACTTTCTTAATCTGGTTTATTCGTTTCGGAGATGTTGATGAGTATGCCCGACCAAAAGCGCCACTGCCAATTTCTTTGGCTGAGGTACTAGTTCTTATTCTTTTTGACATGTCCCGTGGTGCGAACTTCGATTGGATCGGTTCAAAACTTATAATCTCGTATAATCTCATGATCGTATCTGCCTAGATTGTAGACTGTTCCTATTGTTGATACCAGTAACAGTTCCGATTTGGTTGCCGGTGCCGCGCAAATTATTCATAGCCCGGTATGCGTTCTCACTGAATGTAAGTCTACCATTAGACTCTATGGATCCCAGAAGAGTCTGTGTACTTACCCCAATTTGACTCGCCATGTCTATTGCTAGGGCGGCCATAGTATCGGCATATAGGTTGCCGGCACCCCGAGATAGGAAGAAACACTTCGTAAAATCATACGAGGATGGGGAATAATTACCGACTACACCGCCACCCAAATCAGACTGTAACAGGGATCCTGCACTTGGAAAGACTGTGCCACCTGACGAAAATTTGAATGTATTAGTTGGTACACCATTAACTATGTTAACAGTTTTCTGTGTACCCAAATACGTGAGCATTTGGGAACTGAATCTGCCTATTGATGCAATATTAGAATTAGCCACCGTTGCCTCCCGTCCTGTTTACATCCTGGTATGAAGTGGTAGCATTTCGCGGTGCAGCCGAGGCAAATGGCCTGGTCAGTATTGGCGCTGGTGTGGCCGGATTATACGGGGTAGGTGATATCTTTGCCAACCCATTCAATGCACTAGCACTGGTTTTCCTAACTACCTTGTCCGATACAAAGGCACCCGTGACGCCGCCAATACTCGACTGAACGTTTTTGCCTATTCTCTGCAAAATAGGATTATCCGATTGTAATAGTGGATTATTAGATTCAATAAAGTCCAGCAGGCCCACGTTAAAGGCTAGGGCCGGTAGTTCCAGAAATTCCCCACGCTCAAAAGGTTCGATAGACGAGTCGTTGTTTTCTTCAGTGCCACCTAATTTCAAATTCTGAATCGTGTAGTATGCATATTCATATTCAAACGTAAATGTAAGTTCGAGTGTGGCGGCCGAGCCTGCATAGTCTAACGTATCATGGCTGAAAGCAGTTATTCTGGGGTTAACTAGGGTTACTTGATTAAATCTGCCCCCGTGAACCTGGTATATCTCTATAGTCTGAATTAAATTTCTGGCATTTTGGACTACTGGTAGATTAAAACCAAATTCATTGGAATTAAACGTATCAGTTATAATATCCATTGTGTCTTTTTTACTGCCGCTGGTAGCTGGTGGCCCTGCAGGTGGCGGCGAGTTACTTTGAAACAGGTTTCTCACACTAGCCGGGAGATTAGCAATGTTGGGTGGTATGGCTGGGGTGATTCGGTTTCTTAAACTTTCCAGAGAAAATGTACCATTATTTCCCGTTAGGGTTTTAGCATTATTTTTGCCCGGCTCAGTACCGTCTTTGAAGTAATATCTGTAATACATATCCCAAAATTTCAAAGTTTTGCCGTCGGCGACATCGTGAAAAACTACCTTAATCGGATCATAAGAAATCATCGACTGACTCAGTCGCTTTCGATTATATTGATTAATGGCGG